CCACTTCGGCGGCGTGGCCGTCAACTACGCCTTGCTGATCGCCCCGTTCGGGTGGAGCGACCGCCGGATCAAGGCGGCGGTGGCTGAGAAGTTCCCCCATGAGAACTGCTACCACGGCTACGACTGCTGCGGGCACTACTACCGGAGCGGCCACGGCGTGGTGGTGGACATCATCACCGTGCGACACGACGGCGCACCCGCCAAGCTGGTGACCGTCCGCACCCAACAAGTCCAGAACGTCTGAGAAAGGAAGCAGACATGCACGACAGCATCACCAAGGAAGGGGCGGACCTGTTCGGCCCCGACAGCTACCACGTCAACACCCTGCAGGTCGTCCCCATGAAGGCGAACCGGCGCTGGGCGTATCAGCTATCCACCCCCGCCCGCTGGGAGGTCTGGAGGGTGTCCGAGGCTGTCTACACCGCCCTCGAGGACACCGACACCATCATCCTGTTCGTGGAGGTGGACAGGACCCCCGTCGAGATCGACGGCGAACTCTGCAGGATCGTCACCGTCATCGCCAAGGAGGCCGAATGACCCACCTCGCCTACTACGTCACCTTCTCCGGTGATCGCCACGTCTACAGGGGCCTCCGCAAGACGCAGGCCATCTGGCGGTACCACTGGCTGACCCGCCGCTCCGGATCGCTCAACCTCCGCGAGTGGGGCTGGAAGGAAATCAACTAGCGCCGAAACCCCTTCGGGGGTCCACCGGGGATCGTCTCCCGGTGCTGACGAGGCAGACGGTGCGACATTTTGCCGCACTTACATATCGCCACGCAGATAACTATATCAGGGTCCATCAGCACGGAGGCTTACATGGACAACTTCACCGCCGTTGGGATCATCACCGGCTGGGTCGAGGCCGAGGATGTCGATCAGGTGATCGCCGCTTGGCAGCACCTGCACGACACCGGTCTGGCCTACCAACTGGAGGGCTGGATTGGCCGCACCGCCCAGCACATGCTGCACGACGGGGTGATCTCGTGAAGCTCGCCCCCAAGCAAACCTACGAGGTCGAGTTCGACCTTCCCGGCCCAGATGGCGAGGCCACGGAGCATCTGGTGGTGGTTTGGGCTCGCAGCGCGAGTGACGCCATTGAGGTGGTGAAGGCCCGCCACCCGGACGCCTCGCACCTCGACGCCGAACTGTACCCGTAACCCGCGCCGACCTCACGCCGGAACTGCTGGCGAAGTATCCCACCCTCAACCGAAAGGGCTGACATGACCGACTACGTCCACGACCATTTCCACCGCCACCCGAGCAGTGTGCGCCCTCACATCATCACCCGGCGCGGCGACCGCCTGTCCGTGCAGGCCAGCAGCTGGCACTACTGCTCGCCGCGCAGCGACGACGTGACGCGCTACAGTGCCGTCGAGGTGTGGGGCCCTTGGCAGACGGCCCGCAGCCGTGCGCCCAAAAGCCTGCAGCCCTACATCACCACCGGCAACGGAGGCATCGCCACATGGGTGCCCGTGTCCGTTGTCAACGCCTACATCGCCCGCCGTGGCGGTGTGCAGGACTGCCCCTCGACGCCCTTCTAAGGAGAACTGACATGAACAAGATCGCCGACATGACCAACGAGGAACTGATCGGGCTGCTTCGCCCCGGCCTCACTAACAGCTTCACCCTCGAACTGGTGCGCCGGTTCGAAGACCTGCTCGACGACGACCGCTACGAGAACGCCGACCACCACAAGCTGGTGCAGGCTGGACTCGAAAGCCCCTCGCCCCTCACCGTGGCGCTGGCGAAGCGGCTCGACGAGGCCCTCACGCTGATCGAGCAGCAACTCAGCATCCACCCGACAGTGTCGCAGCGGGACTCCCTCGACTGGCTTAGGGAGGGGGGCTGGATCGACAAAGACCTCGGCAGTCTTGCGCGGATCGTGGGGGACGTGGCGTGAACCCCCATCCCTTCGTCCACGAACTCTGGCACACGACGGGGGAGTGGACGCTGTCCACCCTCCCCACCCTGCAGATCATGAACCGGGCCGAGTTCCTCTGCGGCAACGACCATACCCGCAAGGCTCTCTTCATCGGGCAGGCCCTGATCTACGCCCACCAACTGGCAACGCAGCGCGAGAAGCGCATCAACCACGAAGGACGCTGACATGTACGCAGTGATCGACCAGCAGGGCGAGGCCATCGCCCAGAACCTCACCGCAATCGAGGCGGCGCGGACCATCCTCACCCACGACGGCGCAACCTACCAAATCCGCTTCGAACTCGGCGGCTGGGTCCTCTGGGTCAAGCCCCTCAACGGGGAGTGGCGGGCCCACGTCCACGGCTCTCCGCACTCCATGTTCGTGGATGCCGAAGCCGAGATCATGGCCGCTATCATCCGCACCGCCAACACCTCACACGGCTGGACATGCGAGGCCATCCCGCAGAAGGACTACGACGCCACCCGAAAGGACAACTGACATGAAGCGCAACCTCTTCTGGTGGCTTTGGGAGATCGCCACCCTCGTGATCCTGATCACGTCCCTGTCCCTGTTCGTTTTCTTCCTGTCCCAGATCATCTAACCATAGGGGTGCGACAAAGTGCCGCACTTGCATGCGGCACACCCCGCCCCATATTCAACACGGTCAACGCCACGGAGGGCACCATGAAGACCGACGTTTACAGCGACATCACCGACAAGGTGCTGGCCCTGATGGAGCAGCACGGCACCGACTGGGTCCGACCCTTCAAGGTCAACGGCACCCCCACGAATGTCGCCAGCAAGAAGGCCTATCGGGGCATCAACGTCCTGCTCTTGGGCTGGTCGCACCACCCCTCGAATGTGTGGGGAACCTACAAGCAGTGGGCCGAGCGCGAGACGCCGGTCATGAAGGGGCAGAAGGGGACCCAGATCGTCTTCTGGAAGTTCATCCAGTCCCGCGAGGACGAGAACAAGATCATCCCCATCCTGAAGACGTACACCGTCTTCAATGCTGCCCAGTGTGAGGGCTATCAGGAGGAAGAGGCTGTCGCGTTCGACGGGATCGCTGCTGCTGAGGATTTTTTCCGCCGCATCCCCGCCAAGGTGCAGCACGGCTCCAAGCGTGGGGCCTACTACTCCCCCGCCATCGACACCGTGTGCATGCCGGATCGCGGCGACTTCGTGGCGACGGCGACGTCGACTGCGGAGGAGTGTTACTACAGCACCCTCGCCCACGAGCTTGTCCACTGGACCTCGCACAAGGACCGCTGCGACCGGACCCTCACCCGTGAGGTCGAGGGCTACGCTCGCGAGGAACTGGTGGCCGAGATCGGCGCGACCATCATCTGCTCCATCCTCGGCGTGAGCCCCGAGCCTCGGCCCGACCACGCTCAGTACCTGAACGGGTGGATGCGGAAGCTGCAGGACCACAAGCGTGAGTTCGTTTCCGCCGCCAGCGCAGCGACCAAGGCCGTCGCTTTTCTGGAGGCATTCAACCAGATCGAAGAAAGGATCGCGGCATGACGATGACCGAACAGATGAACGCCGGTGTGAACCGGTGGATCGAGGAGTGCAAGGGCCGGGGGGATGGCGCGTCCATCCTCCGCAAGCGGGCCGCTTGGCTCGAGGGCCTGATCACCAAGCAGGGGCAGGGGCGGAAGGTCCCCGAACTGGAGGGCGTGAAGGTGTGGGACTCGCAGAACGCCTACGAGCGGCTTCGCCGCGCGGCTGATGAGATGGAGAGCAAGCATGACTGACCAGCACACGCCGGGGCCTTGGGTGGCCGGTCGCCCCGACATGGTCTCGACTTCCTTGATCACGGGGAAGTGGGTCTACGGGCCGGAGCCTTCCACGGTGTCCGAGATCGCGGGCGGTATCGCTATCCGCGTGAACGGGCTCGCCGTCGCCATCCACCCGGAAGGGGGAAGCTGGCCGGAGACCCTCGCTAACGCCCGCCTGATCTCCAAGGCCCCGGAGATGCTCGACCTGCTCGTGGATGCCCTCGGCAACTTGGACTTCGCAGGCGGCGACGACGAACTGACCGAAGAGGAGGTGGAGTGGCGGGACAGGGCCCTCGCCCTGATCTCAACCCTCGAGGTCCGGTGACTGACCGGATGATATGTCATCGCGCATCAAAGGAGACTGACCAATGACCGACACCCCGAAGATCGGCTCCATCTGGCGGCACAAGAACGGCAACCTCTACACGGTCATCGCCGTCGCCAACGTCGCCTTCAGGACGAGGGACTACCCGCCCACCATCGTCTACATCGGAGGCAACGGAAACACTTGGGCGCGGACGCTGGACAACTGGCACCAATCCATGAGCCCCATCTGCCCCATCGACAGCATGGGCGGGGCGCTTGGGTGAGAGGAGAACAAGCATGAATAACGAAGAACTCGACAAGGCGCGGGCCGACGAGGCTTGGCGGCTTTGGCAAATACAGGGCGCAGATCACCCGCAACCCGCCATCATCGCCGCCCGCCTAGCCCGCGAAGGCTGGATGCCGCCCGTTGATCCTGACTTGCTGGCGGTGCGGGAGATCGTGGCAACGGCACGCGAAAAAGACGGTTTGCACGACCTCGCGGGTAGAACGCGAACGGGGGATTGTGACAACAACCCAACCGTCACCAGCACCCTCGCCGCCTACAAGGCCGGGAAGGAGGCCCGGTCCTGATCAACCCCAAGATCAGGGACACCCTCGACAGGTGCGGCGCTCCCTACTCTCTCGAGAGTGGGACGCGCCACATCAAGATCGTCGTCGGTGGCAGGCTCGCGGGCATCTTGCCCTACAAGGATGGCCGCAGCGATAGCCGCGCCATCCTCAACACAATGGCCCAGATCAAGAGGGCCGCAGCAAAGTGGAAGGACAACTGATGTATTACGTTCTCGTCGCCGAGGATGACGGCAGCTTCGTGTGGGTCTCCGAGTTCGCATCACTCGAGGCTGCGCGGAAGGATGCGGAGCTTATTACTCGCACCAACGGGAAGACGGTGATCATTGCCGAACGCCGCACTTCGGTGATGACGCAAACCACTGTGGTGTGGGGGTACTAATCATGGTATGTGGCCCCTATCGATAACGATGGGGGTCACATCATGGCCTACGACTCGTTCGTCGCTGCACAGGTGGCATCGACACTTGGCCGGAACTTCTGGTCGATGGATGAAAGGCAGAGGGAAGAGTGGAGAGAGACGATTATCAGGGTGCAGGAGATGCTGATGCAGCCCGCACCGGAAGAACCTCTCGATGGGTGAGTAGGTACCTCGGCCTCGCCCATCTGGTGGCGACGTGGTCGAAGGACCCATCGACCAAGGTGGGCGCGGTCATCTTCCGACCGGATGGATCGGTGATCTCGCTGGGGTACAACGGCTTCCCGAGGGGCGTGGACGACACGCCTCTGGACCGTGACCTCAAGCTGAAGATCACCATCCACGCCGAGGAGAACGCCATCCTCGCAGCCGGTCGCAACGGAACCGGACTGGACGACGCCTGCATGGTCGTCACCCACCACCCCTGCCCACGCTGCACCGCCAAGATCGTGCAGTCTGGGATCAGGCGGGTGTGGTTCGCCACCGATGATGCGTTCGAGGATCGGTGGTCGCAGGAACTGGTGATTTCGCGGGCCCTCATGGAGCAGGCCCGAGTGCAATGGAGAAGGACATGAAGGAGTTCTACCACTTCCCCACTGGGGCGCAGGAGATCGTCCGTCAGGAGCTTGATCGGTGCAGGCAGCACGTCGCCCCGAGGGAGCTTCTGAACGGCAGCGGCAGGCGGTACGGCGTCGACCACTGGCTGCGCTGGCGGTGCTGGATCAGGATGCGGAACGAACTGACGCAGGGCTACGCCGAGTTCCGCAGACCCATGACCACGCTCCGGATCGGCGAGCTATGGAACAAGAACCACGGCACCATCATCCACGGTGTGCGGCGGGGGCTCTCGATCCCGGCAGTGAACCCGTACGTCACGCCCAGCTTCGACCACGAGGCGGACTTCGATGTCCGCTCTCCGGGGAAGCAGGCCCTGAAGCAGTCCTACTGCAGCGTGGTCAGGGACATGGCGCTGACGGGGTGATAGGCGGTGACCGCAATGGCACCGGCGAAGTCACCGAGGGTCGGGGAGAAGTTCTCCCCGTCCCACGTCATGAGCCCGACGATGACGTGATGATCCTCTCGCACGATGGTGCATGCGAAGATGCCCTCGGACTCCGGGGGGCCATCCTTGAAGGGGTATCGCCACGTCATCGCCGCCTCACGTCAGACTTGGGGCCGAGCTTCTTGCGGTGGGCGAGATCGCCCTTCTTGTGCCGCCGCTTGGACTTGGTCTTCGCGACGAAGGTCTGAACCTGCTTCATGTCTGAGCATCCTGAATGCGGAGATCGGGATCGACACCATCGGTTCGATATCTCCAGCATCACCCCGATCCGTTCGTCCTGACCAGACGACCTCGTGGTCACACGGCACTCTTACCCAACCGACACCATCTGACCATCCGACCAGTAGTAGACCGGGTACGCCCGTCTTGGCTGCGAGGTCAAGCAGGTTGAGGTACTTGTAGAGGGACACGTTGTAGGTCGGGTACTGGTCCCTGCGGTTCTTCCGCTCCTTGACCTCCACCCACCCAGCCGTGTTCGAACCACGCATCATGATGTAGTCGATGCTGTAGCGCCTCGGGAGCTTGTGCGCCTTGGCCCCTGTCGCCTCGCACAGGATGGCGATCAGCCGCTCCTCCGCAACCCTGCTCTCGGCGTTCTCACGCAGCATGGCGGCGCTTCCAAAGCTGCGTCACCCGCATCTTGATCAGTTCTCTGGCCCACGGAGGATCGCAATCAAGGGGCACGTCCTCGATGGCATCTCGCCTCGCCTCCTTGCTGGGCAGGGCGACGATCTCCTTCGCCAGATACTCTGGCAGGTAGTGCCGCACGAGACCTTGGAAACTGGCGGGCACGTTGGTCTCGATCCACTTCATGCGCTGTGCGTGACCTGCGATCTTGGAGGCATGCTCTGCCCAGACGAGATCGACAAGGCGCTGATCGCCTCCTCCACCGTTGCCACCACGACGACTTGCCCGAGCCATGCCGAATGCCAATCCTCCTGATCCTTGGTCAGCTTGCGAGAGGACGGCGGCTTGTTACCGTCCTTCACCTCCATGAGTAGGTTGATGCCACGGAATCCCACGAGCAGGTCGGGGACACCGCCTCCGACTTGGGACAGGAGGCAGACCGATGCGCCGACACCGCGCAGGGCCGCGACGATCTCTGGCTGGTTCGCGTCTGTCTTTGCGATCCGCCTCACCCGTCGACGAGCCTCGAGCATTCCTCGAGCAGTTCCGACTGCGTCCCGTACGCATCCTCGAACCTGCGCTTCCAAGGATGCACGGGGATGAACCCATCACCTCCAAGCTGGTGGTGACGGGCGCACAGGGGAATCGTCAGGAAGTGAGCGCCGGGTTTGGTCCGACCATCGATGTGGTGGATAGAGACTTCAGGCTGGCTGATGCCGAGCCTCCTGCACACGATGCAGCCCAGCCGCGCCACCTTCGACATCCACGCGGCCTCTGCCTGCGTCGGCGTCCTGCCCTTCATCCCGAACCCTTTTCATCCTCAGCATCTCTTGCAGTTCCATAACATGCTGCAAGGCGCACTCATAGTGCGCGGGCCCGTGTGTCCAGCAGCCGGGGTGATGCTTAACCAAACCTCGGAACCTCTGGCAGGTAGCCAGCCTTGACGGCGTTGTATCGGGCGATCTTGTACTTGTTGATGAACGTCAGCTCGCCGGGCCAATGCCCTCGGTGCGCGTCCATCATCGCGTCGTGCGCGTCGTAGTAGGCTTGCAGTTCTTTGGGGTAGGTCATCCCAGCACTCCTGTGGACCAAATGAAAATAGCAACAAACGCAACGACAGCCGCCACGCCTAGCCCGGTAGCCAGAGCGTCGGAGCAGTAGCCGTCAGCGGGCTGCGGTGGGGGCGAGGGGACGCGCAGGGCGTCAACGATATGGAAGATCAGCCAGCTAGGGTTCACGGTCAAACCACCACGACAGAAGCGCGAAGCCTAGAGCGTAGCCGATGATGGACCCACCAACGAATGACAAAAGCGTCCAAACATCACTCACTGGTCAGCCTCCTTTGGTTTGACAAACCGGCCTTGCTCATCCCGATAGCGGACCACCTCGCAAAGCGGACAGGGACCGCCCTCAAAGCACCTGTCGTGCGCGTTGACGCACTTCACCTCGACGTGGACCTCAGTCACTGGTCAGCCTCCTTGAGCAGAGCGCGGATGATCTCCAGCGACTCGTGAATGGCCGCTTTCGTCTCGGGAGCGTCGGCCAAATACCGGGCAGAAGCCGCCTCATTGAGCGACCGGACGCCGTTCTCACAGTCGAACTGCACGGCGTCGGCAAACAGGTCGTCGATGCGCTCTAGAGCCTCCTCCAGCGCCTTGATCCGCTCAGCGGATGCGGCCTGTCCGGCGCGGTAACCGTCTTTGAAATCGTCGATGTTCGGCATCCCTTGGGGGAGGCCAAGGGGGTTGCCGTTTTGCTCGTCTTCAAATCGGTCGCAGGCGCAGGCTTCCCATGCAGCGTGTGCCTCGTCGGGTTCAGTCACTGGTCAGCCTCCTTGAGCAGGGCGCGGGCGTCCAGAAGGTCTTTGGTCACGACCATAATCAGGCCCGGCGGATCGTCGCTCTCGACCAGCATGTTCGTCAGCCGCCGAATAGCCCCCTCCAGCGCCTTGATCCTGCGGTCTTGCTCGGCAATTCGGGCGGCGTAGTTCTCCAGTCCCTTTTGCATCCAAAAGCTCACTGGTCAGCCTCCTTGAGCAGAGCGCGGATGTTGGCAACGGTTTCGCACAGGCCGCACGCGCTGGGGCCATCGTCGCCCAGATGGGACCCGTCGTGGCCGTCTTTTTCGACCTCGTAAATCAGGACGCCCAGAGCCCCCCGCAGGTTCCCAATCCGCTCGGCGGATGCGGCCTGACCGGCGCGGTAGGCCGTCGCCAGTTGCACGGCGGGAATGTCGCTTTGCTCCCTCACCCATTGCAGGGCCTCGTCGAGTTCAGTCACGAGCAGCCTCCGATCCGTTGAGGACGTAGTGGAGGAGGTAATCGGCCAAACCCACCACGCCGTCGTCCCAAAGCCCTTGCGGGTCCGCCGCCACCGCCAGCTTCAGGCACTCCAGACGGAGGGTGATGAGGTCGGGTTCGGGCTTGGGCGGGCCGTGGTGGTCGTCGCCGCAATAAGCCAGTGCTGCTGCTTTCTGCTCGTCGGTAAGCGTTGCAATGAAGCCGGTCATTTTGGGCTCCGGGGGCTTGGCGGGGGTGATGATGCGGCAGTGGGTGATGCCAGCGGGATTACGCATCCACCACGGAAACCCATTGGCCCGGCCTCTTTCGACCAAACCGCTGCCGTATCGCACGAACACCACCGTCTCCGGGTCTACCGGGCAGGTGTCGCCGGTGTGTTTTATCCAGTCGGTCACCGCTTTCCCTCCGCTTTCCCCGCCATCGCCCAGCGCAGGTAGTCCTCAGCCTTGATGAGGGACAGGTCACCGCCCTTGTGCTTCTCGCGCCAGACGTACTTCAGCACGTTGCCCTTGCAGTAGCCGCGCCACTCGTCGTCGGTCAGCGCAGCGCGGATCGCGTCGATGCACTCGATGTCGCCCTGACGGTAGTGGTCGTTGGGGGATGGGCCCAGCCCGAGGGCGCGGTAGGCAACGATGTCGAGCTTCGGGTCATAGCGACCCGGACACGGGGCATGACCCCAGTTCCAATTCTCGGAACGTGACACGGTCCCGTCACGGAACTTCACCTCGACCATCGTGCCCGGCGGCACGGGGCGCTCGCCCCCATTCCACTCGATCCACACGCTCGTCGCCCCGCTCTCCCCCGAGTAGCCCCACACCCCATCTTCCTGAGTCCAAACAGTCATCAGTACGACTTGCCTCCATCCTTCACGCGGTTCTCCAGCTTGTGGTCCGCACGGGTTGCGTTGTAGGCCAGCTTGTCAGCGACGGCCCGTCCCAGCGGCAGGCCCAGCCCGCCAGCCAGATCGAAGATGCGGATGATCGCGTCACCAAGCTCCACCGTCAGCGACGTGTACTGCGGGAGGTGATCATCCATCCGGTTCTTGCGGTGACCCTCCATCGCCTCGGCCACCTCGGACACGATGAGCATGAGGGCCTCGCCCACGTTGCGCTCCTTGCGCCCGCCAGTCGCGGGATCGGTCCACCACCCAGACTTCAGAGCCCTTTCGTGGCACAGAGCCACGCCGTATTCGATGAAGGAGGACAGCACCCGCTGCTCCATATCCATGTCTTCAGTGTCGGTCATGCCGAGTACACCTTCCTCTCGATGCGGAGGCTTGCCATCTTGCTCCTCCATGTTTCGAACGCGACCTCGAGGGCCTTCATCTCCACTCGCGCCGCAGCAAGCTGGCCCTTCGCGGTGCCGTGCTTGATGCGAGCCTCGTAGACCTTGTCGCTGAGATCAGCAGACCTCTGCTGCGCCACCGCCGACTTCTGACCAGCGGCCTCGGCCACGACCATCTCCCGCGCAACGATGCGCTTGATGTCAGCCTCGGTAGCAATCACCTGCCGCTCGAGACCCCCGATCACCGAGGCCATGTCTCGAATGTCCTGCGCGAACCGTTCCTCGTCCATGCCCATTCCTCTATCCAGTCACCGATACATAGTCGCTGTTCGCCACCGGCGCAAGGTAGCTGACATAGCGATGCGTCTTTGAATATGCGTCGTCCACAAATTGCATGGACGGCCCGTTCCAGTGCAGGCCGACGCGCCCTTCCCACTCGCCGTTCCGCTGCTTCGAGCAGGTGAGGTACGAGTCGGGCTCCGTCTTCAGGGAGTCGGGAGGCTCACCCTCGAAGCGAGCCTCGGTCATCCGCTGCTCCTTGCTCTTGTTCCGCCAGATCGTGAGGACGGTGTCGGCGAGGTCGGTGATCGAGCCACTGCCCTTCACGTCCATCTTTCCGGTCGGCGTGTCCTCGCTCTCGCCCTTCCGGCTGTGCGTGACGAGGAAGACGATGGCACCACTGACGTTCTTGAAGTCGCACAGCGCCTCCATGAAAGCCTTCTGCCCGTTGTAGTCGTCGTCCCCAATCCCGCACTTGCTCATGTTGTCGATCACGAACACGTCGATGCCGTACCTGCGGCGGGCGTAGTCGAAGACCTCGAGCATGCGCGTGGTCTTGGCCGTGCCCACGAGGTCGAAGAGCCAGAGCTTCCCGGCGTACCAGTCGATGACGGCGTTGGCGTACGACTCGGTCATGTCACCCACGCCACCCGCCTGCCTCGTCAGGCGCGAGAGCAGGCGACGTGCTGGCATCTCCATCGAAGCGATGCACACGCGCAGGTCAGAGGCCATCGCGTCGAGGGAAAGCTGGCCCGCAAGCTGCGACTTCCCGTGACCGTTGATGCCGTTGAGGATGATCAGTTCCGCATCACGGAAGCGGAGCCTGCGCTCGAGTGCGCGGAAGCGGGACGCGAAGCCAGCCGTCTCCGCATCGTCGGAGAACATCTCCTTGATGATCGCCTCGCGGTACTCCACCGCAGATCGCAGTTCGTCAGGGTCCTGCGCCTTGGCCGTGGCGCGGATGTCGTCAATCGAGACGCCAGCCAGCAGGCACTCGTTCATGTCCTTCTTCGGCATCGTGACGAACAGACAGCGATGCGTACCCAGACGGTCGGCGATCTCCTTGGCTGCAGCCTGACCCTCGTCGTCCATGTCGAGCGCGAGGTAGATGGTCTGGAAGCGGTCGAGGTTGTCGTACTCGTTCTCGATCCACTGCTGCTTCGCACCACCGCCACCGCCGAAGGGGACGCTGAGTGCGGACACGCCCATCTCGTACGCCGACATCGCGTCGATCTCGCCCTCGGTGATCCACACCTCTCGGGACGAGGGGCTCACCGCCTGCCACCCGAACAGCGACGGCATCTGGTTGGCGCTCGTCGGGCGCTGGTCCTTCTTGTCGCTGATCGAGCGGTACTTGATCATCTTCGGTTCGCCGGTGGGCGAGATGAAGGGGAAGATCACCCGGTCACCATCGGCACCAACGCGGAACGCATTGACCGTCACATCCGACAGGCCTCGAGCGGACAGCCATTCCATCACCGGGCCCTGCGCCTTGGTCAGGGACTTCGGTCGTGCGGGCGGCTCGTAGGTTTTCTTCGGGGCCACGAACGTCGGGCGCTCGACACCGAGCCACGCCCTCGCCTCATCCAGCGCCATCGACAGGGGAACGCCGCGCACCGCAGCCCAGAGGTCGATCAGGTCACCGCCCACCTCACCGCTGGCGAAGTCTCCCCACACGCCGATCTTCGCCCCGCTCATGTGAACGCGAAGCGACTGTCCCTTGCTGCCATCCGTTCCGCCGACACAGTACTCAGACCCGGCGACCACACCGGCTGGCAGCAGGTGCCGCAGCGTGGCGAGGATCGATCCGTTCAGCCTCGCACTCACCTCATGGATTTGCATTTTCGAGTTCCTTCTTCACCGCCCAGTACTGCGGCATGAGTTCGTCCCGCATGTGCGGAGCGTTCTCGATGGTTCCACGGAGGCGGAACAGTTCGGCCTCCAGTTCCTTCCTGCGTTCATGCCCGATCACGGGCTTGCGCTTCGGGTCACCCTGCGGGGTGAAGATGCCCCGCCACCCACGCTCGATGCAGTGAGAGATCACAACGCCCGCATCCCATCCAGCTTCGACAGCGAGGGTGATGCGACGGATGCTCTCGCGCTGGGTAGAGACCGCCATCGGTTTGCGGTCCCGCTCCTTGCGGTACTCGACCCACCGAAGCCAGTCAGCCTCGGCCAGAAAATCCGGAAGCACTATCTCTTCCTTCTTTTCTTTTTCCTTCTTTCCTTCTTTCTTTCTTTCTTGTGTGTCCCGACTGCTTCCCTGTTCCTGTCCCGTCTGCTTCTCGTTAGCCTTCTCGTCTGCTTCGCGATCAAGCTGATATTTGTCGTAATTACAGATGGTTAGGGTTCTTCCGCCGTTATCGGATGCTTCCTCAATCATGTCCCACTCGCATAGGCGCTTGAGGTACCGCTCGACGCGGCTCTTCTCCCACCTCCAAGCGGACTGCAGGGCCCGCAGCGAGGTGTGAAGCTGGCCCCTGCAAACCGTGACGGCACGACCATTCGCGTCACTGCGAAGGGTGTCCCTCCACGCAGCATGCTCGATCAGCCAGAGCCACGCTCCGTACTCATCAAGCTCGCGCTTCGGGTATGAGGAAAAGAACTCGCACTCGCGAGCCTTGCGATGGACGACAAACCAGCCGCCGTGATCGGTGTTCATTTCTACCTCGTCGTTCGGCCCGAGCCAGCGCATCGGGACCAGTTCGCGCTCTAAAAACCGTGGCAGCCATGCAAGAAATCCGACGAGGAGTTTGCATAGAGCGCATGGCTTTTCGGGAGCTACCCTAGCCACGGCGATCCGAGACATAAGCCACTGCTTCGATCCACGCAAGCGGGTGACGGCCAGATTTTTCCTCGACGCGCATCGGCGTAGCAACTGAGGAAAATATGAGCCGCGCATAAATCATCTCGTCCACAAAGATATGAAGCGGTGAAGGTTGACCACGGCGAGCGCATCGCTATGTTGTCCACTTCACGGCGACAAACGGTCATGGATTGCGGAGCGCAAATGACATCGACGGCAGCGACTATCTGGAAGACCCTGTCCTCCATCAACGTCAACGATCACATCGAGAAGAAGAGCGGGTTCAGCTATCTCAGTTGGGCGTGGGCTTGGGGTGTGCTGATGGAGCATTACCCCGACAGCCAGTTCCGCTTCCTGAAGAGCGATGGACAGAGCGAGGTGTTCGCGTCTCCTGACGGCACGGTCGAAGTGCGCTGCCACCTCTCGGTGGTGGCGGACGGCAAGACCGTTGATCGCGAGATGTGGCTCCCGGTGATGGATCACAAGAACAACGCCATCAAGAACCCGAACGCCCGCGACGTGAACGACGCGAAGATGCGGTGCCTCGTGAAGGCGATGGCCCTGTTCGGTCTGGGCCACTACATCTACGCGGGCGAAGACCTGCCGGATGCTTCGAAGGCTGCGCCGAAGCCGGTCAACCCGGACACCGGCCAGCCCGCCGTGCAGGAAAACCTGCAGGACGTCCTGCTCGAGGCCATCACCACCGCGCCCAACATCGACGCGCTGAAGGCCGCGTTCGCCAAGGCCACGCGGTACGCCAAGAACCGTGGTGAGACCGAGCTTCTCGCCGCCTTCACGATGGCGAAGGACGTCCGCAAGGGAGAGCTTGGGCAATGATGCACGAGCAGGGAACTGAAGGCTGGCTCGCGCAGCGGGTCGGCAAGATCACCGGCTCTCGCGTCGGCGCGATCCTCGGCATGAACCCATACTCCTCGGAGCAGGACGTTCTGCGCGAGATGGTGCGTGAGGCTTTGGGTGCGGAGCGCGAGTTCAAGGGCAACGCCGCCACTGATCACGGCACCCGCCTCGAGCCCGTCGCCATCGAGTGGTACGAGTCCACGTCTGGCATGTCGGTCGAAAGCACCGGCTTCGTCTGCCACGACGAGATCGACTGGCTGGGCGCATCGCCCGATGGCCTGCTCGGTCTCGATGGCGGCATCGAGGTGAAGTGCCCTTACTGGGCGAAGGAGCCCTACAGCATCGAGAGCAAGCCCTACTACTGGGCCCAGATGCAGACGGTCATGGAGGTCTGCGACCTCGAGTACATGATCTTCATCTGCTTCATCTCCCCGACGAGCAATCGCGTGGAGCGCGTCGAGCGAGACCGTGAATGGTTTCACAGCGTGGCGCTGCCGAAGCTGGAAAAGTTCCACAAGAAGTTCACCGACAGCATGGCCGGTGACCACTCTGCCTTCCTCTCGGTCCCCGCCGTCCACGTCGACGACGATGAGACCAAGCGGATGGCCGAGCTTCTGTTCGAGTCGATCCTCCTCAAGGAAAAGCTCGAGCCCATCGAGGCCGAGATTTCGGCACTGAAGAAGAAGATGGGTGAGGCGCACGGTTCGTTCGCCTCCACCTACTTCGACCTGAAGCGGGTCCAGAAGAAGGGCTCTGTCGATAACAAGCGCCTCTACGCCGATGTCGGTGTGGAGAAGCTCCTCATGCAGATGGGGAAATCCCTTGACGACTACCGGGGTGAACCGGTGGTCAGCTACAGCATCATCAGCAAAGGAGACGTGTGATGCCCCGCCCGAAGAAAGAACACCAGACCCGCCTCATCCAGACGACCGTCGATGAAGGCATGTACCGCGCCCTTTGCGAGCAGGCGCTGTACGAGGATCGTCCGCTCGCTTCCGTCATTCGACAGGCGCTGTCGATGTACTTCGCCCACATCAACCGGAGTCGCGCCCGGTCCTCGGAACTGGTCTAGGAGATCGCCCAATGGCGTACGAACAGAAGCCCAACACCTTCACCCTCTTCCGCGACAGCGACGAGACCGTCGCCAAGCGCCGCGAGTTCTACAAGGAGAAGGGGTGGGAGGGTGACCCTCCGATCTACTCCGGTCGCCTCGTCCTCGAGGACGGCACCGAACTGAACATCGAGGCTCGCGTCATCGACGGCCAGAAGGGCAAGTTCTTCGCTGGTCGCGTGTGGAAGAAGAAGGACGCGGCCCCGGCCCAGTCCAACTCGCGGTCCAACAACATCGACCTCGACGACGAGATTCCGTTCTAGGTGGCGGCGGGGGGCTTCGGCCCCCTGCTTTCCAAAGGGAAAGAAAGAGCATGCTGAGTATCGTCCGAAAGGCAGACGAGGCTTTCTACGGAGGCTTCGACATCACCACGGACCCGGAGGACACCTACGACCACGTCGTCACTCTGGTGCGCGTGGTGGACAACCTCCGTGAGCGTTACGCGATCTTCGAGATCGAGGACGCGGATGGTGAGGTGGACCGTGTCCGCCTCGATGCCGACAACACCTCCGTCAAGTTCGGCCCTGCCGAGATGCACCTCGTTGGGGTGCATGTCTATGGCATCTCCGGTGGTCGGGATCACCTCGGTGTCCGCATCGCCATTGATGCGCCGCAGGAGTACCGGATCGTGCGTGACGACGCGAAGAGGAAAGTCTGATGTGGGTCGGCAAGAAGCTGGTGCCGTACGGCATCGCCGAGATGGCCGACGTCATCACTCTCCGCAAGCGGTACCCCACGGTCCACCGCCTGCGTAAGAGCGACCGGTCCATCGAGTGCGTGAAGGACAAGAACGGTGAGTACCTGTGGGTGGTCGGCAACGACATCCTCCCCGAGAGCAAGATGAAGGCTCTGGCAAGCGAACTGGTATAGTCGCCCTGCTGGAGCCTCCGACTGGAGGCATTATGGAAAAGACGTGGAACGACGCTGCAGAGCGGTGGCTGAAGTCGAGGGCTGGACACCGGTGGCAGAAGCAGGAGGAGGGGTACGTCACCCGCCTCACGCACTACCTCGACGGCAAGCCCCTGAAGGAAATCACCAAGGGGGTGGTGGCTGACATTCGGGACGGGCTTCTGGAACACAGGCAGGCCCCGACCGTAAACCGTCATTTGACGGTTCTCCGCGCCATCCTCAACAGGGCTAAGGACGACTGGGACTGGGT